GGCTCTGTCGGTGGGCTCTCCCGGTGGGCTCTCGGTGGGCTCTCCCGGTGGGCTCTGTCGGTGGGCTCTCCCGGTGGGCTCTCGGTGGGCTCTCGGTGGGCTCTGTGTCGCCAGTCCAACAAAAAAGCCCGCCGAACGGCGGGCTCTCATGGTTGGATTATTGGGGGGGGTTAGTTCTTCGCGTGGTTGAGTTGTCTACCCCGTTCGATAATTAGAAGGGCAAACGTCTTACATACTCCATGGTGACTGGCGAAGGCTTGAACCGTTAAAAAGTTCTTGAACCAATCTAGGTAGAGGAGTTCGGGGTCAAGTCCGGTCTTGTTGTAAACGAATTTGTCAAATTCGAGAGTCATTGGGATTCCTTTCAGTTCGTGCGGTAAACGTAGAAGAGCGAACCATCAGGGGCTTCGTATTCGTATTCTTTATCATCGTAGGTGGAGAGAAAATGTGCATGACCGTCTTCGTCGCAAGCGTCCTTTGCGAATTTCTCAACGTCTTCAATCAACCGTTCGCGAATAGCGTTGCCACCTTCATAAAGTTCAGCGGATGCTTTGAGCATTTCTGTCACATGCTCGACACTTTCCCCATTACGCAACTTCCCGTTGCGCTCCATCCAATCGGCAATCCACGCGGGAAGAAAAGCCCAAAGACTCTCGCGGATGTAGTTCAGTGCCTTTTCCTCTCTATCGGCTTCCGAGAGAACCATAAACATGCGCCCTGCAGAACGGAACTCACCCCGCAAGTCTGCCTGATTAAACTCTTTGGTCCCGTTGTCCCATGACCACTCCGAGAGTTCGAAGTCGGACTCGCCCATGAATTCCATGTGTTGGAAGAAGACCGAGTGATAGTTAGATATCGCGTTAGCGTTTGCTTGCTTGTTCATGTTTGAACCTTTCAGTTAGTGGGGCAGAATTGCCCGCTCACAGTATATCGGCGGATTCGGGGTAGGGCTTTCCTTTTATAAAGAAGGTGGAACATTTTGTCCTGTGGGACATTCTGTCCAAAGTGGGACATTCTGTCCAAGGTGGGACATTTTGTCCTGTGGTGCTTCTTCAAATCTCACACGGTCGGCTCAAACGATTTTGCCACTAATGGCAACGAATTGTCATTAGGGAGGCTTATTGGCAACGGATTGTCATTAAGGGGCTTATTGGCAACTTATTGCCATTAAGAAGGCCTCTGAGAAATATCGCTGAGAAATATCACTGAGAAATATTGCTGAGAAATATTGCTGAGAAATATGACTGAGAAATATGACTGAGAAATATGACTGAGAAATATTCAATGCCTGGTGCAACTTGGTTCGATATGGTTTATGCTGTCCCATGGCATGTTGCCCACTGAGGGGCTTGCTCTGTGATAAGGCAAAATCGGGACAGAGTGAGCCCCTTACAGTGCCAAAGAATTGAAAGGAACTGAAATGATTACAACACTCATCGCATCTATCGCACTCTCTATCGACATGACACCACTTGAACGTGCTATCTGGAAGGTGGAAACCAACTGTCGCACTGGCGAAATCTGGGGGGATAACCATACAAGTGCGGGCGCATTGCAAATAGGGGCTCTTTATTTTCAGGACTCTGGTATCAAGGGTAAATGGCCCCAGGCTGTGTTTGACTTGGACACCAGCGTTCTCTGCTTCCGTGGGTATATGAAGCGTTACGCCAAGCCCCACCGAATCCCAGAAGGTATGAGTGTTGAAGAGTTCAAGGCTCGTTCTCATGTCGGTGGCCCCCGTGGTCCCTTCAGAAAGTCATCGCTTCCCCACTGGAACAAGGTTAAGGCAGAACTGGAGAAAGCAAACAATGAATAACCCTTATCTCCTAGAGAGTCAAACAGCCATCTCATTCTCTGGTGGACGGACTTCTGGGTTCATGCTTTGGAATATCATGCAGGCTCATGGGGGACAAATCCCAGATGACATCTTGGTTTGCTTTCAGAACACTGGGCTGGAACATCCTGCAACCTATGACTTCATCGTTGAAGTTCAAGAGAAGTGGAACATTCCAATCGTCTGGCTAGAACTCAAAATCACTGACGAAGGATATGGGTTCAAGTTGGTTAACAAAGAAACTGCTGCACGAGCGGGTGAACCATTTGCTGATTTGATCCGCAAAAGAAAATATCTGCCCAACCCCATTGCTAGGTTCTGCACTGTTGAACTCAAGATCAAAACTCTAGAGAGATACATCAAGAATGTTTTGGGGTGGGAAGAATGGGATAATGCCATTGGCCTACGGGCTGATGAACCAAGAAGAGTTGCCAGAATGAAGGCAGATGACCGTAACCTTACCCCTGTTGCGGATGCGGGCCACACCAATGAGGATGTCATGCGGTTCTGGGAATCCCACCCGTTTGATCTGAAACTACCTGGTGGAAATAACGATTTTGGAAATTGTGTCGGTTGCTTCTTGAAGGGCAGAGGCAAACTTGAAAAGATCATGGATAGCAACCCCGCCCACTTTGAGTGGTGGGTGGAAATGGAAAAGGAGATGGGTTCAACCTTCAGAAGTGATCGTCCCACTTATCAGCAAATGCTCACCCAACTGACCATACAGGGACGTTTGTTTGATGATCGTATTGATGATGACACAGTTCCTTGTACCTGCTTTGACTAATGCCAAGAAAGAACAAACGTATGAAACAGAAGAAGTTTGAGCCCCTTACTGTTCAGATTAGAGATGAAAGAACCCTGATGGCACTGGCAGAATGGGTGGCTAAACAACCAATCCAAGTCTCTATGCACAAAGCCGCTTGCTTTCATATCAACAAAAGCATTAGGCAGGGAGAGAGTTCTAAGGGATAATCGGACCAATGCGGCGGGCTGGATGCTGCACGGAGCGTCGGTGGGTCATCTCATCGGCGCTCTTTTCTTTATGGCACTGTTCGCAAATGCCTTGCAAATTGGTGTGTGAGTCATCCCCCCCCAGGTGGATTGGTTTGATGTGGTCTACTTGCTGAGATGCCTGGTTCTTGCAGACCTGACAGATTGGGTCACGATTGAGAATGTAAGCCCTAAGAATACGCCAGCGATGGCCCCTGGGGTGGTTGGACTTCTCACGAGAGTGCCGCTTGTTCCGAGCCCCCAAGTCTCGCAAAGAACCATCGCCATTCACAACCTTGATTGTCATCTTTTTCTCCCTGAATGGTTTGCCATCAGTGCCGCAACTAGCAGCAAGCCTGAGCCTGGTTCTGGCAAATAAAGTTGTGTCTCAAATTCTCTAAAGATTTCAGTTGGCTGATTATCAACTCTTAGGTTGACCAACAAAGGGGGTAGGTATCCGAATAAACTATCACCATGAAATACTTGACGATTTGGGATTGGTTTGTAGGTGTCGGCCTGGCTTGTATAGGAACGGGTATCTGTTTGTGGCTTTTCAGAAAGTGTTGTTGCTTTTTGAACCGTGTCTGTAATGGACAATGCCTTGTCGAGAAGTTCCGCCCCAACAAGTGCTGTAAGCACCGCTAAAATCAAGATCAGCAGATTGCAACGGTTCTCTAACTTGCGAACCTCTACCTTGCATTGGTCTGCTTCTCGACTTTCTTGGGCTTGTCTCTTTTGGCAAACCGGGCAGTCTGTCACTCACAATCCCCCCACTCTGAGAGAACTTTGACGATGGCGTTGAAGCCGTTGCTTGTCTGGTAGTGGTAGCGATAGCCAGCAACATCTCCCAGAACTTGCAGCAAGTCTTGAAACCCCACCACGCCATCTTCATTCAGGTCTGACGGACACGAGTTGTCCGCGTAGTAACAAACTTGGTATGGCGACGGTTCACACGGATGGTTATTGCCACAAGCAAAGCGAACAACGCCAGCAGATATGAACGAGTCGGGACCAGTGAACCGAGCGATATGAAACGAACCGGGCCACTTCTCACTCATCCAATCAACGTCAGCGTCCCATCGGATCAGGTCGCCGTAGTCATTTTGTGATGGAGCCGAGCAGCACCGTTCGCTCGGAATTTCTCCTACGGGTTGAGGAGGCCAAGCCTTGACGACTTGGTTGTATGACTCGCGTGGGGTTATCAAATCCTTGTGCTGCTGTTGCACCAGAGGCCAACGGTATTGGTTCTGGTTTCCGTACTTCTTACCCAACTCCCCGTGCAAAATCCATGAGTCACACCAAGCGTACTCAAGGTCAACGTGGTCAGCCGTTCGTGGACAGCATCCCGGGGGGCCTTCAAACACCCAGTTGATCGGGGTGAAGTTCATACCCAGATACATCCACCGTTGGTACGGGTTGGCTTGGATGCAGTCCCAATATTCTCCCGCTCCTGGGCAGAGAATCCCTGTGTCTTGGTTCCAATAGTCGATGCACTCTTGGCAGTTTTCAAGCCAAGGGTAGACGTTATCTGGTCTTCGGTTCTTGAAGATGTCGCCAATGATTGACCAACTGAATGCACGGGCTGGCGACTCGTTTCCACGGGTGCAGCCGATCATGTACGGTCGGCGTGGATCACCGTTGGGGTAAGAGAAGTCAGGATCAAACCCAGTCTGGATGTATACATCAAACGTCCGACCAAATGGGGTCAAACGCCCTAAGTCATCAACCCACATAGCGACAGCATCAGGATCAGAAGGGGGACCGCTTTGAGCCAGAAGTAGAGAAAGCAGGGTTTCAATCATCATCTTTATCCTCTTCCTCCTTAGGGATGTGTTCTAAAACAAAAACCCCACACTTGGGGCAAGTGTAATTATTGATAATCAAAAATGAATCTCGCCCATAGTCTTCTCCATCATGGCTTCCGCCGTGAATCAACTCGGCATCGCACTGGGCGCATCTCATCGTTTATTCATCCAACGCATAAACCATTCTTTTTGATACATGCCGACAATGTTGCCCGCGAGAAAAACAAGAACTGTGCTGAGAATGTCATTTGTAATAGCGTCAAGCATCTTTGTTGTACCTTTTTCTCTCCCACACCCTGGCGGTATAGAAGACGAGAAGAACCAGTGAAATGATTGCTACGACCTGGGCCACTGGTTTGAGCAATTCAGGGCCGAGCAAAAGGAATGATGGTGGGATCAAACATAAGATCACACCGATGATGAGTGCCCGTTGACCGGTTCGGGATGGCAAGAAGAGCATGGCGATGATGCCCGCAAAAACCGCAATACCACCAACAAGGGACAATGGGAAAAGACTTTGATGAATTTGGGCTTGTTCTATTGTTGCCGCAGTTGGAGTTAGAACCTCGGGTTGGGCTGGCATCACCCCCTTTATAGAATCAACTAAGCCACCAGTGCTTTGCTGGCAACCGGCAAGCATGGCTAGTGCAGCAAGTCTCATTTGTTCCGAAGATCCCGTTCAAGCATATCAATCTTGTTCTCAAGACGATTCAAACGCTCAGAATGCAAAGTTTGTGATACAGATACTTCAGATAGGAGCCGGTCGTGTCGGCTGTATGCAGCAAAAAACCCTGCCATGAGGGTCAACGCCAGTGAGATTATGCCAAGCCAATCTCTTCCACAAAGGGCTACATTTTGCTTATTTTCTATTTTCACCATTAAATAGCCCTAGAAGTTTCATCAAGAACAAGCCCTGTATTACACCAGAAGCCATGGCGTAAATCCACTCATTGCCTACTTCGGTAATGGGTTGTGTCTGTCTTGGCCTATCGTGCAACTGGGCATCGGTGAAATACATGCGGGAATGATCTTTGCCTCTACGGCATTTCTTACCCAGGCTCTTTTGGTAGATTTCTGGAAGCCTTCGCTGCATCACAACTGTCAGCAGGCCACGCCATCTTTGGTCTAAGTCATTTTTGTATTTGTCACGAATCTTCGTCCAGAGTAACCAGCCCTCTGAGACAATATCTTCAAGAGTCCATCGCGGAAACTTGGTGAAGTTGGTTCGTTCTGCAAACTCGTGCAAAAACTCAACCACCTCATTTTCAGTTGGCGATTTCCCCATTTCTCACTTCTTCTGTTGTAAGCCTGGTTTCACGATGCTTCCATGTCCCTTCGTTCATTGAAAAACTCCACACCGCCAGCGTTCTAGTTGGACAAGCAAGCCATTCAAGTGCTTGCTCCTTCCGATCGTTGAAAATCTTTTTGACCCTAGTTGCGTGATTCGTGCCCGATGTTGCTTGAATAGCGAGAGTTTCATTCGGGGATATGGCGATGTAATCTGCAAAGCCCAAGAAGTCCTTCGTTACACGGGTGTTTGGGATTCGCCTTTCGACGAGTTCGATTGTGTAACCAAGTTCGGTTGCAGTTGCAACAGTGAGAGGGCCGACACGATTGCAGTTACGTTTATTCATTCATCTTCCTCATCGGCTATTTCTTCTTCATCAGGCTCAAGATTTCCTTCTTGAACCCAAACCAATAAGAGGGAGATGACTCCCATTATCTCAAATGCTGTAAGTGACCACTCGTTATGCCACCAGCGGAGCCTGGTACAGAGATCATCAAAGAGTTTATCTGCGGGGTCTTTTGGCATGTCTCGCAATCGTCCTGCTTGCGTTCATACAAGCCTCTGCTTGGTCTTTGAGGGGAAGTTTGTTGAAACAACCCATGATCCTGTCCCAGTCCATTCGGTTTAGATCATAAAACTCACAGATGCTCTCTTTGTCAATTCCGGCGTGGTAAGCACCACATACAACTCTTGCTTTTGGAACAAGTTCCGTTTCTGGGTAATAGCAACTATCTCGCGGTCTGGTGAACCGTATGGCTTTTCCCGTGCGGTGAATCGCTCTCATCAGAATGTCAATCCACATCACCTGGCTTGTCGAAAGTTTTTTACCTCTGCCTGGAATCTTGCCACTGGATCTTGCCATCTTTTGTCCTTGTTCAGATTGACGATTCGCTCCTCTTCTAAGGCTCGGAACATCAGGTCTACATCCTCTGGGACCATCTTTGCCACTAAGCGGCCTAGTTTCGCCTCTGACGCTCTCCCAATCTGATAACGACCCCCGGCATTCCGAAAGTGTTCAAGCCAGCCAGAGAGGACTTGAGAGGCTGTTACACCGCCATCAGAATCAACCCCCTCTCCCTTGCCCCCCTGGGGGGGCTTTAGGGGGGGGATTTGGTTTTGGGTCTGGATTTGGTTCTGGTTCTGGTTCTGGTTCTGGGACGGTTTCGTAACCATTACTTCACCCTTACATACAGCAGACTTCGCACGACTCTTACGGACAGCCTCACGGTTGTTCCGAGCCTCTTTTTCTGCCTTTGCACGCTCGTCAGACATCCGTGGATTGACTAACCAGTTTTCACCATCGTCTTCCTCAACAATCTCAAACTTGTCCCTGATCAAAAGCCAAATCTGATGCGTCAGACCTGGGCATGCGATACAGAGTTGATCAAAGTTGTTGGGGAGTTTGTGACCAGCCGCTTGCAAAGCACAGAGTTGCCAAAATGCTCCTCTGGCTTCCAACGGTAAAAAATTAGTGCCGCCAATGTAATCGTCTGGGTAAAACTTAACCCACGGCACTCTGCTTTTTCTTTCCAGTGTCATCCATGACCACCTTTCAGTTTGGTTTAGAAGGGAATCCCATCGTCCACAACATTAGTCATGTGTTGTTGGGGTTGGGCCTGTTGTTGGGCTTGAGACTGTTGTTGGGGTTGGGCTTGGTTTCCGAATGAAGCATTTGGTTCAGAATTCGTTGCAGCCGGGAAGATGGAATCAGCCTGAGTAGCGGGCTGGTTTGCCGCAGGCGATTGCTCAACTGGCAGATTGACTTGGATTGAGATGTAGGGGGTTCCGTTCTGTTTTGACGTTGCATTCCAGCCACTCAATCTTCCGCTAATCATCTGACCGTTGAAGTCAATTTCAATTTTGCCGTTGAAGTCAGGCTGACGAGTACCAGGCTCTTTCCTGTTGTTGAGGAACAACGCAGCAGTGCCAATTTTTTCCGATAGTGATTTTTGATCGCTCATTACCAATCCTTCTTTTTCCGTGTTTCGTGATTTTGAAAAGTTTGCATCTCATCAGCACTAGCGAACCCAGTACCGTCAGAGATAAATCCGAGGCTCGCCAGAGCCCTACCGATTGCAGCAGTCTCACACTTCTCTAGGAAGCCGACCTGACCACCTTTGGCTCTTTCAGCCATAGCCATGCCCGTGGAGACTTTTTGTACCAATTCTGAATCTTCAGATTCATATTTAGGGACAAGCACTCTTACAGTTGCCTGCACAACAACGCTGGTGAGATAACCATGCTCATTGTATTTTGAATCAATGATATGAGACTCAACCGTTGCATTTGGAAACTGTGCATGTAGACGTTTGATTCTTGACTTGACCAACTCATAAGAGTTGCCTTTGAGATTGATTGTTTGTGCTTTCAGCATTCCCATTCTTGGACTCCTTCATATCCAGTAGGCCATTCGTTTGAGTGGAAGCACCGTGAGAAGTCGATCAGTTCAACTCTCAATGTCTCTTCCAAAATATCAAGTGTCTCAGGTCTGAACGCCCAGACACCAACTTTGTGGGGCACACGCTTTTCGACTGCAACCAGGTACACATCAAAATCATCAGATAATTCAAGAGTTGACAGCCCTGCTTTGCAAACCCTGGTGATTGTTTCCCGATAGAAGCACATCTGTTGAGGATATTGGAAGATGCGTGCTTTCCGCTGGAACTCATGCAGACATTCGCAGGTTTTGAGATCCAAGAAGCCACAAATTTTGCCATCATCATCAAGCAGTAGTTTGTCAGCCTTGCATTGCAACGTAATACCAAGTTGATCAGAGGGGTAGCGAAACACGGACTCTGGCAACCCAGGTCGGCTAAGAAGTTTGTGAGCAACCTCTTGCTTTTCGATAGCCTCTTGCATATTTGCAACTAAGCCCCACTGTTCAGTGTTGCACAGTTCTTTACCCCCATAGTCAACTCCAAATCGAACCATTGCTTTTTGATATGCAGCGGACGACTCGCCATATTCTTTGCCAGTCTTGGGATTGATCAGACCAATCTCTTCAGCAATCTCAGGGGTGCTGACTTTGTATCGAGAGTCGAATGCTTCCCGACCCTCAAGAATTAAACAGTGAGCCATCTTGCCCAGTGCCATTGCTGGCGATTCTGTCTGTTGATCAATGTTGTCAATGAATCGTGCCTTGTAATCGGCTGGAGAACCACGGAAGACTTTGAAAGCACTGCTGGCAATGACCAACCCTGACTTGCAATACCCGTGGTACTCCTCATCTTCTTCAACAAATGGCCCCCCGCATCTGATACCCATCACTTCTTTCATTTGCATTCCTTTCTGCTTCGTAAAAAGTGTTGAATGGTCCTATCGGGTTAGTCTCTGGAAGACTTGAATCTTTCTTCTCCCACCAATACCAACCCTCTTCTGTGATGGTGTAACAGAATTCGTGTGGGCCTGTAATGAAAAAAAAACCGATACTGACATCATGTGTCATCAGACTTATTCATGTTCCGATTTGCTGCGTGAAGGAGTGACAATAGATTGTCAACTCTATCAAGTGGCATGGCATTTATAAGTGCCGACCGGAATTGATCTAATGCAAACACAACTGGTATTTCATCGGCTGACTTTTCAGGGTTCTCTTCTTCTGCCTTGTCGCAACTGTGGTGCATCAGAAGCATAAACTTGAATAGGTCGGGCAAATGGGTTGCCCAGGTTGACAGCACTTCCGCCACATCATCTGCTCTCGTCTGCATTTGCAACTCTGACTTATCAGAGAATTGCATGTAGAAGTAAAGCGTTCTGGCTAGTTTTTTCTGGGTAGTGTCTGACATAGAAAAAAAATCCCTGGGCGATTTAACTCACCCAGGGACTAACTGAAAGGATGCACACATGCACATCACGGAGGGATTCTAACAGAATAACTAACAAAGTCAAACTCTGCAACAGTAATTCCGTTGATAATCGCCCTGGTGGAGAATAACCAGAGGATTGTTGCAAGAACAAGTCTTGCAGGGGGAGAAGAAGAAGGCAAGGAACCTGTAGATTTTTGACATGCTGGAGTCCTTTCCGATAAAGAGTATATCGACCGGAAGCATTCTGTGTCTTTAGGAAATTGTGGTGCTTCCCAGGGGTAGCCTGATCCGCCCATTCCCAAACGTCTTCAGACTGGTGACTTCTGCCGCTGAGATGGCATTTTGTAGATCAACGAAGCCCCCATACAGGTTCAGGTTGGTGATATCTACCTGGGTGTTCTCATTCCCACCCAAGTCAAACTCGCCAGCGTAGATGTTCAGGGTGGTGAGATCGCCACCCCCGTAGGCAACATGACCACCATTGATGTTGAAGGTGTTGACATCGTGATCTCCACAGAACACCTTGCCCCCACTGACGTTCACGGTTGTCACATCCCCATTGATCTTGACTGATCCGTATGGGCCAACATTGATCTCAACACCTTTGTCAAGATGAAGAGTCGCAAGCCTACCAGCACCCTCTACAGTCACTCGTGACAGGCTGTCCATCTCAAGCGTTGCTTTGGTCGGAGAACTGTAGTGTAGATTCAGGGAATCACCCTCTAATTTGCACCCAAGTCCGGCGTTCTCTAAATATGTGGTGTCATCCACATCCAAGTCAAGATAGGTCTGGGCCAGTGGTGCTTTGATCACTACGTTATCTGCCGTTACGTTCAAGGCACTAGATGTAGTACCGATGTTGCCGGTGAACCCTTCAAGCACGCACAACTCTTTGCACACCAGGTTGCCCGTAGTAATCGAGTCTGCCCGGTCGGCAATGACACACCGTTTGCTGGCGGTTGGCTCCAGGTTGTCACTCCAGTTGTCTGGATCAGTAATGTCGGCTGGATTACCACCACCAATCCATGTAACAGTTGTAATGCTCACTGTTGGGGGAACCGTCTTATATGGGTGGTCAGATGGTAGGTCTGCCAATTTCCCCCACTTGTTTGCGAGATACCCCTCTATCTTTTGACGATCAGAAGTGGTCAACGTAGAACCGCCAACCAAGATTTCCGCAATATCACCCGTCAACGGGTTGCCGCCAACTGCCGTAGCACCAATATCAAACACGTTACTGTTGCTGATTGATCCGCTATTGGTCGTGCCAGTTGTGGTCATGTCTGAGCCGTTCAAAAAACCATTACAGGTTGACGAAACTCTTGAGGCAGAAACAAGAACAAAATCAGTTCTGCTCCAGTTGCCTGCGGATTGCTGCGGAATATTTGATGTGCCACCAAGCCTAGCCTGCAAAGCACCCGCCGCAGTTGTCATCAGGGCAAAAGTTGTTGTCCCTTTTTCAAACATAAACTGCACACCACTGTCATCAGTTGACTTAAAAACCGCAGCCAACCAAATGTCACCTGTTCCAACATCTAGTTCCGCAATATCACTATCGCTCAAAATGTCATTTGTCCCATCAAACCTAATAATGGGCCGCCCATGCAATTCATTTTTTTCAAACGTCGGCTGTCTGGCACTGGTCGCTTGGGAAGCATCGTTAGAGTTACTGCTTGAGTCAGTCCAACTGGTGACAGCAGAACCATCAGCCTGTTTGATTGAGTCGGCCTTGTACCAGGCAGTCAAGATTCCCGTCCCAAGATCCGATGGGGTCCACAAAGGCATATCAAGTCACCACAAGAGTTCTGTTGACATCAGCCCGGACAATGCCCTGACCACGAACGCTCACACCATTGGTGTAAGTCGTAGCCCCGCTCCCCGACCTGTCATCTAGCGTCCCGTCATAGAGATTCACATCAGTCAGGGTGGCTCCCGCAGAAACATTGTTTTCCAGGGTCAACACGCTTGGTTTGTCATAGACATTAGCAGTTGTAAGTGTGCCGGAAGACTCAAACGACACAACAGACTTGCCGCGAATGTTGGCAGTGGTCAGGTTCGCAGAACCCTTGACCGTGATTTCACCACCACTGATGTTTGCTGTAGTCACGTTTGCAGATGTGGTGAATTGCCCCGCATCCATCGTAATTGTTGTCACATCTGGGCCGGTTGCTGGAATGGTTACAATTCCCCTGGGCGTTCCAATAAACTCCAGATTCGTAAGGGTTGACCCTTCCAACGTGACTGTGCCAGCACCACCCAGATATCTCAAAGATGTGATGTTTGAGTTGGAACCAATGTTGATTGAATCCGCAGTCCCATCATTGTCGGTGATGATGACCGTGGTGAAGTCGCCAGATATGAAAACTGGAGCCGTGGGTGACTTGATAAAAACCGTGGTTGCATCAACATCTAGGTTTCCAGCCTTAACCCCGAAAGAGCCAGTAAACCCATCAAGGATCTTGATTTCCAAAACTGCGGGAATAGAAGTGCCGCTGATCGTCTGACCACCAGTGTTGAAAATCACAGTGTCACTCGCACCTGGAATTGATCCGCTAGACCAATTCGTAGTGGTGTTCCAATCCCCGCTTGTTGTCCCGGTCCATGTGATAATCGCCATTTACTGTCCCTTTTTCATCCATTTCGGTAATCGGTAGGGCAAACGACGATTGAGCCAAGACTGTCTCTTCGCACAACCGCAACCCTTTTTTTGCTTGATTCGACCGAAAGACACCTTTTCAATCGCCCACTTCACGGTGTCACCAAAGCCAACATGCTTCGGTTTGACATTTTGACGTTGGGGCCGAGTTTTTGGTTTGGGCGAATCTGCGACTGATTCATACCGAATCTTCCGACCGTTGGCCTTTAGGTAGACAGGGCAATGGGTGGTGCAAACACTCGGAGATGGCCTGCCGCCATAAAAGCCCTGTTTACAAGCCCCGTTATCCCAGAATTCACACTTAACTGTTTGTGTCATACTCATGTCACTGTGATGGTAGAGGGATGGTTGAAACGCTCTAGGTCTGCTCCAATAGAAGAAGCCAGTGAGTAAGTGCCAGTAGCGTCATAAGACGTTGAAATTTTTTGGTATTTGAACTCTAAGGAACTGTCTGGGATTTGAACAAAATCTCCCACACTGGTTGCAAAAGCAAGGTTTATTGTGACAACATAGACAAGTTCTGTCGTAAGTGGTGAGGAATCATCACCAATATTGTCACAGGTCAAACTTATTTTATGAATACCGTTTTGCATCGGGTTGAAGTCTTGTAAATCGCAAGTCAAATCATTTGGCGGGTTGCAGGTACATTTGGGATCAGACGACCCATAGAAGTCACATGCAGCACTATTCCATGCCGCCCCAACTTCAGCCTCAGAGTAATTTGTTGTGTGTATCAACCCTCTGGTTGAAGATGTACCTGTTTTGGAAAAGGTGCTTGAACCAGGAGTACCCGAACTAACTATTACAACTGAGCCACCATCAATCTTGCCAATGCCACGGTCATCTAAACCAAAGCCAATACAACCGCTATCAGCGCAAGCCTTTGCCTCTACACTTATCGTATTCAAAGTGCAACTGGCAGATGGTGGGTCGTAAGATGCACGCTTACAATCAATCAGTTCAAAAGAACCAAAGTTGACTGACAGTGCTGTAACTTTTGGCTGCACATCGTCAAAGCAACAAGAATTCACTGTCAGACCTGGGTTGCAGAAGCCCCCAGTATATTCTGACTCAACACAGTTACTAAATGGTGAGTCATGGGTGATTGTTTGGAAACTTGAGTTTAGACACGTTGTTTGGCAGGTAGAAGTCTGGCTTGCATTGATACTTCCCACAAATGGTGCAGATGAACTCCCATCTGACCCGCAACAATCACCTGGTTCGCCATCAAATTCTTTTGTGCATCTTGTCTGGTTGGTGTAATTTGTCTGCCCATAAAGCAGGTTGACGGGATCTTGCCATACAACTGTGTCTGATGATATTTCATAAGTGTTGTTGCCAAAGCAATTCGCCACGCTCAATCGTAAGAACTTGCCGAATGCGTCTGGCGGGTTACAGGAAGAGCAATCATCACAGTCCAGATAATGTAAACCACGAGCGTACTCAGATGAAATGTAGTTGAAATCTTCATCATACGAATCGTTAGGATCGTCACAGGACTCAGGACAGTCGGTGTTTGCACTCTCCGTACATGGATCAGAATTTACCCAGAATCGGTAACGACAGGCCCAAAGATCCCAATCACTTGTTCCATAATCGTTGAGTGAACTTGGATGTGATGGGCCATAGAACATGACATTTCCAGCACAGTCCTTCATTATGTTGCCGGTCGTAATGGTTTTACAACTACTCCCAATCGTATATTCCTGCGGCCCTACACACCCACCACCAGTCAACTTGCAGGGGACAACAGTACCGGAAAGATTGATTTTAAAAACATGGTTCGCCAGGCGACCCGTAAACTCTTTTGGAGTCAATTCGGTGACTTGTGGTGCTTCTGTCTTATATGGATGCCCACCAGGAAGATTGCCAAGCAAACCAAACCTGTCTGCGAGATACCACTCTAGTTTTTCTATGTCATCATCTTCAATCGTTCCGCCAGCAACAATTAAGTCTCCGTATTGACCACGAAATCTTGAATCGCCGCTACCAATCGTGTTGATTTTTAACTGTTCAGATGTGCTAATACTGTCAGTGCTGGATACATCATTTGTTGAAAAGTCCGAACCGTTTAGCCTTGCAGATACAGTGCCAGATTCTCTTTTAGCAATAACAATGTGCCATTCACCCGTTGCTAGGCTTGCCTCTTGCGCACTATTTGTTTCCGATCCGAAACATGCTTTTAAAGTTGTGCCATCAAGAATCAAACCAAAATTATCATCACCCTGGTCAAATATTCTTCTTCTGCCCGCCGTAGCCCCAGTCTGAACTCTAAAGACAATGGCAAACCACGCATCTCCAGTATCAACATTGAGATTGGTGATATTCCCCGCAGTCATGTCACGGGGGCGAGTGCTGCTTAAAACAACCTGTTCAGTGCTAAGAATTGTTCCTGCTGATAGCGGGTTTCTTGGGTCGGTTGAATCTAACTCGACAGGGGCAAGGCACTGATCGCTTTGAACCTTAACAAAATCATCATCAGAGCCGCATGGTTTAGAGTCGCTCCAAGTTGTAATACGATCAGTGTTAGGGCTGTCGGTAGTGCAGGATTGAGTTGTGTAACTGCTTCCACCCGCCAGCCACCACCCATCAAAAAACTCACTTAATTCGTGCGACGGACTCCAATCAATTCCATCGCAAGTATGCAGAACCATGTTTTTGTAAGCATTCTTGTCAAGGTAAACAGCCCCGCAAGAGTCACAGTCATTTGATCCTGGTTCAGAACATCCAGTTCGACCAGTTTCAGTGCATTCATAATCTCTTGGGTCAATCGCACCGCACCCATGGTCAGTAGAACGATAATCGTATGGATCACTTGATCCACATTCACACCCAAGCGAATTGTCAGTGCAACGTGGTGCTATTTCAAACTGAACGTATTCATTCTCAGTGCCGCAACAACAAACTGTTTGTATCGAACTGGTCATGTGCAGGAAACACTGATCGCGTTTTCAGCCTGAAAGAAGAAAACTTGTTTTCCATCGTCAGAAGTCGCAGGCCACATAATGACAATGCTTCCGGTCCTGATGGGAACAATGGACAATGTGCTTCCAGACGGACTGCCTGAACCAACGCCAACGCCAGGATTAATCTCGGTAGAAGTGTTGTTTACTTCCATAAGGTTCATGGCATAAACAGTTCCGCCACCTTCTTCCGCCCCCCAACCAACCTCCCTAGCCTCAAAATCACCATCAGCCAAGTTTGACCAGTTGACTGGATCAACATGATCGAACTCATACTTGTATTGGTTTGTTCCAAGACTAGCGTTGCCAGTGATCTCAGCAAAAAAGAACCGACCTGGAAGAATGGTCTGCCGCAAATCTAGTTTGGTGGCATTCCGCAAACCGTTGATGCTGGCGTTGGAACCCTCAAACGCTTGGAGCATCGTCATCAAACGACTCCACAATCCGGGCGTAAGTTTGCCAAGCCCATTTGAGATGGATGGATACTGTGACATTAGAAGGGTGCAACCCCAAGAACCGCAAACATGGTTTCCTGCGGGAACGGTTGTCTCCAAACCACGGTCTTAGCAACGGTGCTTTTGTCTGAGCCTGAGCCGACTTCTTTCTTTACAACCTCACCATTTGGATATCGCTTGGGAACTTGTCGCTGGTGCTTGATCGGGTCGTAGGTGAATCTGTAACGCATGGTGTAGGTGTTGGAACCTTCACGCGAGAGGTTTGCACCCTCAAACAGCATGAATCCAGGTGGGACACCCATGAATGTGTCTCTGTTTCGAGTGCCAGCCAAGAACCGAGCAACCGTCAACTCAAAAGAAGGGAAGTAAGAGAACCTGCGAGTGATTTCTGTTGATTGAGTTGTGATAAACCTAGTTACAGGTTCACCCGCAACATCAACTGGTTTGCCCCCAATGTTATCACTGTCTTTGATAGCACCATCATCGGCTTCTGCTGGTTGCTCATTTTCAAACGGCCCAACACGCCAAGTGTCTAAGAACAAGACTTCGATATCAGAGTTAATCTGGTCAAACTGCCCGCCAGTCTCACCCCCACCATCATTGATGACTTGATCAGGCTTGTAGACCGCTTCGACATCCCATTGGAACGTGCCTTCGTCCGAACTGTTGACGTTGTAGGTGGTCAGATATAGACCGGGTTCTTCAGGCAACTCCTGGTTGTACGCCATGCCGGTCGCGTTGAAGATGGCGGTGAAGTCAACTGGGTAATCTGGAGTTTCGCCATCATCAGGAAGCACTTGTTTGACAATGAAACTACGTCGCAACTCTCTTGATTCAGACGTAACGCCCAGGGAACGTGACTTCTCAAAAACTTCGTATGAAACTGTCATGTCAAAATGCTTCCCAAACCTTTGGTGTTCTTAGCGATTTCTTGAGTTGCCTTTGCAGTCTCTTCTGATGCCTTCATTGTACGCTTCTGGCTGGTTTCTGCAAACGGATCAACCTTTACCGCACCAAGAGCGGTCTGCAATGAGTCGGTGAAACCCTGAGTTGGATCTTCAAGATCATCTCCCCTTGCAGTCGTAAGTAAGTCTTGTCTCAAAGCCTCACTAAATTCAGCGAACTCACCTGGAGCCAACCGACCTTGAACTCTTGCCATCTCCAGTTGATCGAAGAGGGTTACAAATTGATCCACCACCGAATTAGTCAGAGTGTCAGAATCTAGGATTGCTCTGTCGCCCTCACTACCGACCTTGAATCCGGCAAGTTCTGAAATGAAGTCCCGTTCTGACAATGTTGCGGACATATCACCTATGAAACCCTGAAGTTCAGAGAAGTCAGGTGGCTCGGCTGCTGTAAAGGCTCCCGCTTCTTTCAGCAAGTTGTCAGCGATTGCATTCCCAACACTTTCGTCAAGGAAGCCCCCCCTCACCGCCGAACCAACGTCCTCTAACTTGCCTACGAGTTCATCAAGATTTTCTAGCGAGATTTCAGCGTTGACCAAGTTTTGAACCAGGTCTTGTGCTAAGAAACCATCAAACTCCTTGCTAACCTGAGCAAGAGTCGCAGGAATCTTCATCAGTTCTTCTTGAACGTCAGGGAACTGGTTGAACAAGGTTTTGATTTCTGGATCTTTGACCAACCCACCACCCAGGTCTGGTGTACCAGTTCTGCTTGGATCTTCTGGGGCTTCTGGCGGTTTGAAACCTTCAAACTTCTCGCGGATACGTTCAAAGTTGTTACCTAAGTTCTCAATGAAGTCAGTTGTTGCGTTGCCAGCACCATCAGCCACATTGTCGAATGAGTCGGCAATCTGGGAGCCGAGATCATCCATCATAATTTTCATGGCCTCTGCTTCAATTTCCATCTCAAGAGCAAAAGATCCGTCGCCTACGCCAAGTGCATTGAGTCCTTCAGCAAGAGTCTGCATAACTTTACTAATGCCAAAAGTAATCGCTGCAAGAATGACTCCTACAATCCTGAATGCTGACAAGAAAATATCAACCGCACCAGTGATAGAGTTGACGTTTTTCATTATTACGGCAGAAGCGTCAAGCACGCCAGCAACACCAGCCAGCATATTTTTTGCCAATGCTGCTCCTGCCTCTTCTGTGAACCCCATTTCGTGTCTGAAGTCTTTCATAAACTCAACAGTAGTTTTTAGCGAGTTCGTGATTTCTTCAAACGCACCGACAATGAACGGGGCAAAAGTTTCACCCAAAGAGTTGATCAGACCGTCAGCAGCAGAACGCAGACGAACAAAAGCACCCTCTGTCTTAGACAGGACTTTCTCAGCAAAGTTTTTCGATGTACCAGCGGCCTTTACAAGTTCGTCATTGATGTCAAGAATTTCACCAGTCACTTCTCTGAGTGAACCAACAGAACGACCGGCAATCCGGTTCAATTCCGTCATCAGTTGGTCAGCAGTCTTGCCTGACTTCGCCAATTTGTCCAGCGCACCAATAAGCCCTTGCTCTCTGATTTCAGTACCAAGTTCTGCAATGACCGCAGCAAACGCACGACCAGAACGACCAGACACAACACCAACATTTGCAAACGCAGCAAGAACAGCAACAGTTTCTTCCAGGGAGAAGCCCATGTTCTTAGCAAGGGGACCAGCGTAGGTAAGTGCTTCTCCCAACTCTTGAACTGTTGTTGCTGAGACAGATGCACCCTTCGCAAGAACGTCAGCCGCTCTTTCTGTCTCTGCGACACCCAACCCAAACTGGTTCAGAGTCACACCAGCAAGACGGGCTGCTTCGTCCAACTCCAAAGTTCCAACAACCGCCAAGTCCAGAACCTTCGGGAGCATGAACATGGTTTGGGTGGTTGTCCGACCCTGTTGGGCCAACTTCACCATTGCCTCTGCCGCTTCTGATGCGGTAAATGCAGTAGTGATACCCATGCGTTCCGCAGTTGCTTTTAGAGCGTTGAAGTCTTTTTCAGTCCCGTTGGTTAGTGCCTGAACCCGTAATAGGTTGGCTTCAAACGTAGCAAACCTCTTTGTCGCAGCCACCATACCTGCGCCTATAAGACCAACCCCGATTGCTGCTCTCTTGCCCATCTGGATGAAACTGGCGGACATCCGTTTGGCATCTCTACGCATCCGTCTAAGATCACGACGAATCTTCCGCATCTTGCGGACAAAGCCTGATACGCGAGCCCCGATCTCAATATGTAGTGCTTTGATGCTTGCCACGGTTTAGCCCTTGGATTTTGACATGCCCATAAGAATCGCCTTCATTTCATCAAGCGTCTGTTCTTTCTTCGGCAACCACGGCATAAACTGTTCCGGCTTGAAAGCGGTAGAGTTCTTGGCTCTGTGGGCATTTGCAATAACAGATGTCTGGATGGCTAATCCAGCATCTACCCGCTCAGGCCCAATGGGACTGATTCTGTCATACGCCATGAATAAGGCTAGATCATGGCTGCTCATGCTTCGGATTTCAGAGAGGGGTTGTCCAAGTGCCAGTGCCAACTTGAGCATGAACAGGAGTGTTGGCCTGGCTTTTATTCCCCCTCAAGATCCTCAATATCTTGACTGCTAAATCCGTTGAGTTTGGAGCAAGCACCGAATACTTTGTCTACCGCAGCAGCAGACTTGCGACCCAGAGCCTCTGCATCACCATCGGTGAACAGCCGCTCGCCAGCCTCATCGCACGCACAAAGCACGACAAGACGAGCCCGGATGTTGGATAGGTTCTGTTTCTTACCAGTCCCCACACAACTTGCCTCAAACTTGTCACGTTCAGAGGCAGTCAGCATTCGGATATAGAGTGACCCGCCCCATTCAGGGACTTCTACCACTTCTGGTTTCAGGTCAACGACATTGAGGATTGAATCTCGATCAAGCATTAAGCAGCATCCGTAGTAATTGCTTTGACAATCTTGAGCGTCACGCTCGCAGTCTCGGCTTCGTCCATAGCAATATTATTACTAAAACTCTGGACAATGCAAGTACCTGAGAAAGTCAAAGGATCACCACCGCCACCTTCTGTTGTGATCTCGGCAAAATCAATTACCCATGCGTTTTCAGCACCACTGGACACCGCTGCTTCAATCAAAACCTGACCAGCATCATTGTTGTCAAAGTTCAACTCCAGGGTGATTTCACCCGGATCGAACATACCCGCAGTAAATGTACGAGCAGTAGTTGTGCCAAGATTGGTCGTGTCTATTGTGCTACGCTCAAAATTTGGCCCAGAGATGGAAATTACCTCTCCAACAGTAGTTGGGCCTGAACCAAATTTGAAAACAGCACCATTGCCAATTCTAATTGCCATTTAGTTTTTCCTTATGCACTCAATGTTACGTCACCGCTGACCTTGATGGTCACGGACATGGTTACAACTTCATCCACAGCATTGTTGATACTGAGGCCAGTGATGATTCCAGAGAAAGACATTGTGTCTGTTGCTGCAAGAGTAATAACTGCTGTTCGTGCAGTTCCAGCAATCATGTCATTCAAAAGTTCCTCATGTTTTACATCATCAGCGGGACTCAGGCTATGAACCAATCCACACTGGAGTTCCAGGGTTACTTCTCCCGAATCAGCAAACCCACCAAGGAATGCACGGGTCGGGGTGGCTTGGGTGGTGTCATCCGCGACATTGTGCGTTTGGGTGCTACCCAAGGTGGTTACATCAACAATGTTTCGCTCTTGGGACGGGCCACTGATCGACATGATCTGCCCAACCGTGTTGCTGTTCCACAGAAACGATGCTCCGTTTCCAAGTGTTGCTGTCATATTATGAATCCTCTGGCCTGTATGAAATCAGGAATGAAAAACGTCTGGTGTATGTGCCAGTTCTGCCGCCATCGACAGGTGGGCTGTATTCAATTCGGTCATCGGTATGGGTAATACCCAGAATCTTGACATTGACGAGTCCCCCATCCGTAATGAACACGTTTCCACGCCCCCCAGACAGGTTTCTACGGACATATTCGCCCAACTTTGTTGCGTCCGAGTAACTTTCTGCGATGCAGTAAATGTCCACATCCGACTGGATAAGGTTGTTTCTACCGTCAAGATTCCGCTTGGGATCAGACCCGCTAATCTCGTACATAATCGCTGGCAGGGCTAACTCTTGATCCAAAGCGACAGGACTGATCCTGGTGGAAACCATGCCATTGATGTCTGAATCGTTCTTCAGTTTGGTGAACAGGGCAGGCTCTAATCGTACTTCCATCGACATCAACGACCACCTATACCCTTTTTCATCCGCTTCCTAGTTACCTTGACCATCTCTCTTGCAAAGTTTACCGGAATCTGTTTCTCCAACTTTTCGATAGCACCAGTCAGATAATGACCAGGTTTTGTTGCTCCAATTCTGACTGAGTATTTCCGCCCATTAAATCCTCTAATCCGCATCAGGAAGGATCTGCGTCCAAACTCCATAATCGCAGCCAGTTTGAATCTGGGGTTTTTGGGCTTTCCGATAGCAACACCAACCATGCCCACAATCTCTTTGGTGATTTTATGGACTGGCTTTCCGGTGTTGATAGCCTTTTTGAGTTCACCCCTTGCACCACCACCAGGACCGGGGGCTCTTCTTTGAGCCTCTTTCCGAACTGGCGTTAGCGCAACCTTTTGCAAAGCACGCTTCAAAGCCTTGTCACGATCAATGTTCTCGACTTGGGATATTGCCCTAGCAAGACGATCAAAGGCCTTCATATCTACATTGATACCAAGATCAGCCGCTTTCCCCATCAGACGATCTCCAGTGCCATGATGTCCAACTGCTCATCGAGTTCTTCTCGATTCAAGACCTGAACTACTTCAAAGATTCGTGTCCCAAACTTGATACGGGTGGTGGGGGTGATATCCGTTCTGTATCGAACGCTGATCTTGTGGGTGATTCTTGCTTTGGTCTGGTTAGCGTCTTGCAACTCTGTCTCTTTGGTGGGAACAACCCTAGCCCAACAGGTATCACCATCACTAAATGAGTGATCGCGTTCGCCCATTGCATCTACCGTTACAGACGAATTCTGCACGGTTATTCGATGTCTCAGCATCCCTGCACGCATTAGAAAGCCCTTTGTGTCTGGTACTGGGCCAAGATTCGGTCTACGCCATGAGGAACAATCTGCATCTTTACAGGATCGACTGCTTCCCGATGCTCATACCAGTGAGCAACCAGCATTTTGACCGCCAACTTCAAAGGCTCTACCTCAATACCAGTGATAGGGCTCGACACACCAATGCCAGCCTTGTAAGTCACCACGATTGCACCGTCTTGATCCGCCAGCGAAGGCCACTGTTTGTTTTGCTTGAGAGCGAGTCTGGGGATCAGGGTTCCAGATGCAGGAACAACATAGTTTTCTGCTGCAAACGTCTGGGCTGCTCCGTCTGAGTCTGTGTAGGTCACAGTCAAGTCAGAAGCACTTCCGTAGTAGAACGGACCAAACGGGAGAGAGAGAGAGTCCCAGGTCGGGACGAGGTTGTATCTCACAGTCAGCGTGGTTCTAAGCATCCGCAGTTTGGTGACGTTCTCAACATATTTAACTGCTGCTGTTTGCAAGGCAGCAATCAGAGTGTCATCGTCACTCAAGTCAACCCGTGACCAGTCCTTCAAATCGCTAGTAGCAACGAAAGGGCCAGCCTCAGTATCGGCTTCTGTCAGGGAATAGATTGTTTGAACCTGCTGCTGAAGTGACAGGTCATTCAACAAATGGGGTTCTAATGAAGGCATAAAGGAGTATGGGGGGTTTCCCCCCCATACTCCGGGGTTTTGTATGGCCTATCAAGCCATGGTCATAACTTTGAACGCTGCGTCGAGCATACGGTTGCCATCGTTGTAGCAGATGCCCTTGACACCAACTTGATCGTTGGCTGCGTAAAGTTCAGGGAGTGAGGTGAATTCAAATCCACCAAAGTCCACGATGTAGTAGTAGGACAGGTCGCCAAAGCCAATCGGAGTGGTTCCGGTTGCAACAGCAGCAACATAGTCAGACTCGTACATTGGCTTGCCGAGCAGAGTGTCGGGAGCCTCACCCAAACCTGGGGTCAACAAGTAGCGATCATCAGCGTCCTTCAACTTGCGAAGGATTTGGGTGGCTTCTGGAGAGAAGACCCATCCTGCGCTTGGTGCAGACCGATACTCCTTAGCAACGGAGTAGAAGAGATCAATGATCTCGTCTGCGGTGAAGGTAGTTGCGCTGGCGGCAGTCTTACCATTGGTCGCACTGTCGAAGATACCCGTTGGCTCGTTAGAACCAGAACCCGCACCGACCAGGAACTTCTGGAGTTCGATAGATGCGAACTGCTTGGCGAAGGAGCCTGAGATGTAGGACTCAAGTTGAGCCTCTGAGAACGTGCCGTTGAATTTAAGCAACTGGTTGCTCAACTTCATAATCCGACCCAGACGACGTGGGAAGAACGCGGTTTGCGCCCAAACGTGGTCATCTTCTGTGATTGCAGCGTTTTCAGCAGCGTAAGCAGCAGTTCCAACGTCAGATTCAACAGCGAATGACGTTTGGTTGCCAACGCTCATCACGGTAGCAGCCTGACGCATCCAGTTCATTTCTTGACGCAGTTCCACAATTTGCTGTTCGATCGTGGTGGTAGCCAAGAATCCGCCAGCAGAGTTGGTTCCGATGGACAAAGCACGAACTTCATCACCGTCAAGTCGATGTCCACCCATAGCCTTCAAGAAAGCAGAGCGATACTCACCAGAGTCACGGGTGACTTCTCGGTTGTGAACTTCTGCGGTGACTTGAACGGATGCTTGGGCTGCTTCCATCTTGTCAAGGTTTTGTCGTTGCTCGATTGAACGTCCAAGTTCTTGAATCTCGTTTTCGAGACTTTCAAACTTGCCTTGCTCATCGGCATTGAGAACAGAACGGCCTTCAGCGTCAGCCGCATCGAGGATAGCACGAGACTGGGTAATCAAGCCTGCGCGCTTTTCTTTCAATTCGTTGATTTTCAAAGCGATTTTCCTTTTTAGGAGTTTTTGTAAGTGAAAAGAAAACTGGGCTGTTGCCCCACGCAGTTGCGTTGCCAGTTGGCTTAAGTGTTTTCGGTTATTGCATCTCTTGGATACGCAGACGGGCTTTTGCCAGGTCTACGCCCAATCCATTACCGTCTTTCCGGCTGCATTGACGTTCCAGAGATCGCAGAGCCACCTCTGTTGCTGGATAAGCAGGGAAACTCACGGTTGAGACATCTTTCAGTGACAAGTCGTGAACAGTTCGCAATGCTGTGCCCTCACGTTCTGCCCAGGAGTCCCGAATGACTTGGAACCCAAAAGACATACCGTCAATGTCACCCCTACGGATGGATTCAACCACATCACGCCCCGCTTGGGTGTTGGCAGGATCAATTTCAACCCTCAAACCAACATCATCCGTGGACATGCGGAGTGTGCCGGAAGCACTGCGACCGATGATCTTGCTGGAATCGTGATCAACCAGAGCCCGAACGTCATGCTGTTCTGACAACGCCCGATCAAAGGCCTTGCGGTCAATGCGTTCAACAAAGCCACCAAGATCCTGAGAGTCAGAGTCAAACTTGGCTGCGTAACCGACAATGGTTGGCAGTTCAGTTTCATCCTCATCGTTGCTCAGTTCAATGTTCTGAAGAGCCCGCGACTCATAGAACCTATCTTCCGACCGGTTGTACGAACTGGGCTCCATTGGTTCTGGTGATTCGTCCGACTCCATTGGCTCTTCATCCTTGTTCAGATACTTCATGTATTCACTGTGAGTCTCACACGGCATAAAAATTTCAACACCGTCTTCAGTCATCGTGTGGAATCCACTACAACCCAGGCTTCTTGCACGATCAAGTGCCTCTTTTTCAGTGGTGTATTGGTCTTCACCAACTTTTTCTCGTTTCTCTTGGTTTTCGCTCATCGAGTTCTTTCCTTTGGTTGACAGCGGGTGTTCGGCTGGCAACAGGTCTGTGTCATATTTAGTTCTTCGGAAACGCAGGTTTCTCAGGGCATAAAGAAGCCCATTCACGCGGGCGTAGGCCCATTGGTCAGCACTTTTTACGCTTGGTCTTACGCTCTGAGGATTGGTTTTGTAAGCACCAACACCACGCAAAAAGCAGGCTTCTAGCATCCGATAGGTGGCTCTTTTCCGGGGATCGTCCCCGTACTCTTCATTGTGTTCCTCAACCTTACGACGCAAGCCTTTCTCAATCGTGCCAGAGACTTCAGCCCTGTTCTCACGCTTGGCGATGACTGCATTGACTACTTCTTTCATCTTGCTTTCGCCCAGGGTTCCAATCGCACCCCACTTGATTTGTGCAACTACGCCAGCAATGGACGAAAGAGTTGGGGATGCGTCCCCCTTAAACTGGGAGCCATCTTCAAAATGCCTAGCAATCCAGGCCTCACGCTCTTTGATCCAATCCAAAACAACATCTGTCTCAGACCCCTCACGAGCCCTACCCCATAGCAAGTAAGCATCATTCCCCCTAATGTTGCCGCCAGCCTTCCAAACATCTGGATGTTCACGCTTTAGATTCGCTGCCCAAGTCCTATCAAACTGTGGATATTGAGAGTTGCGTAGCGATATCTTTTGATCATCACCCTTAGTTGGGAAGTCAGTCGCCATTGATTACTGCCTTGATTGTGCTGTTGTCGTTACTGTTCAATGGTGTGTGTCTGATATCAGTACGAGCCTCATACTCTTCACCATCATCAGCAACAACAACTTCACCCCTTAGCACGAACGGTTCACCAGTTGGGACTTTTTTACCGTCAAGTGAGGGCCACTTTTGTCCTGGCCCACCGACCCATTGAACTTCTTTAACACCAGCATTGCGGTAATACTCAAGCATCAAAGCACCCTCAAGTCTGCGAATCTCCGAATCCAAGATGGTGTCAGTCTTCTCTTCTCGCCAGATTTCCAAAACTTTTGCTGTGTCTTCTGCTCTTAGGTTGCTTCTAGCCCTAACAGAACGTCGGATTGTAAACCGATCAGCAATATTCCTTAGAACCTCATCTTTGATTGAATCAACCTCACCGACCTCAGACATTGCGGTTTCACGCAGTTGTTCCGAGAAGACGCGAATAGCAGGCAGAATGATCGAGAACAGTTGTCTCTGGTACTCGCTGCTGAAATATCTTTCCGCCCAATCGGCTATATCACCAGTCCCATTTTCCTGATACTGCTGAACTGCATCAATCTCAAGTTCGACCATTTCGGATAGCGATTCCCGCATAGTGGGCCTAAATCCATCGAGAGCCTGTTTACGCTTAGAAGCGTTGTAAGCACGAACTTCAAGACTTCGTTCATCAGGTTGATCACTCCCAGGCCGCAATCTTTCCATATTCAGCGGGCTCAGGTAATCATCTCCGTTTGCACCAATGGGGTCAAATTGTTCTGCTTTACGAATGTCATTAATAGACATGAAACCCGCCTGTCTCGCAAGTTGGTAAGCACGATATCTGCTCTCCAAATCACCACGGAGCATTTCTTCAAAGTGGAACGTGATCTTGTAGTCAGCACTCGATAAGAGTTTTGATTCCAATTCATTTTCAATCCGACGAGCCCACGGAGTCAGAGTGTGAGTGACAAACCCACGGTTGAGTTCGTAGATAGATCCGTATGAAGATGAACCTTCAAGTTCTGCCAACAGGGTTGGTGGCACACGGAACATCCGTGCAATCTCAAGGGTTTGGAACTTCCGGGTCTGTAGGAACTGGCTTTCATTAGGTGGAAGGCTTAGGGGCTTGAACTCGATGCCACCCTCAAGAAGAGCAACACGAGCAGAGTTTGATGCTCCACGGTGCAGGTTTTCCCAAGATTGACGCAGGTTGTTGAAAGCCTCATCACTCAGTTTGCCTGGGACACTAAGCACCCCAGATGGCATAGCCGCATTACCAAAGTACGCAGCACCATACCGTTCAGAAGCCAGCCCCAAACCAATAGCCTCACGGGCCAAAGCAATGGGTGAATAACCCTTCAAACCGTTTGGTCCCAAGCCTCTGATGTGCAAAACGTCGCTGGACGGGAGAGCCATATCTGCTTGATCAGAAGTGATCCTGTAGGCAACCTTCCCAGATTCAGTAATGTTCACCTGAACGTATGCGGGCTCAACCGGAACAAGACCAGTAACCTGACCACGGGCATTCCGTTCAATGATTGCATAGGCGTTTCCATACAGACACGCATGCGAAACCATCAGTTCAAAGAACATGAACGCTGTCAGGTCGGGATTGACTTGTTGACCAAGAACATTCGTCAATGGCAGTTCGTTTGCATTACGAACACCCTGGGGTGTCATTCTGTGGACATGGACGGGCAGACTTGCAATCGACTCAGAGATAATCCGAACGCAGGCGTAGACCGTGGACAACTGCAAAGCACTTGTCTCATCAATCCTCACTCCCGCAGTAGATGGCAAACCAAACAACCCAACGTGGTTGTTGCTGGTGATGTGACGTTCTTCTGTTTCTGGCTTTCGCCTAAACCAATCTGTTAGAGGCAACGTAACCCCCCTTGTTCATAGATTTCTGATGCGGTTTCATCCGTTCCCTGATGTGCCATCATTCGGCCTAGTCCCATGCACAAAGCAACGACTCCATCAATATGCTCACGGTGATGTCTACTACTCTTCTTTGATGGCTTGATGTTGCCCGCTGGATCAGTCTCAATGCAGGCGACAGAGGCATGCTGTCTCATTACGGGATGATCACCATGTCGGAGTTTCCCCCCAACGACCAATGCCTCAAGCCTTTTGGCTGGCGCACTCATGCTCACATACCCCTGTCCAAAGAACGCAACGGGGATGCTCTCTCTATCCATTCGGATCGCAAAATCGGTTGCATTCCAGCGGTCAAGAGCAACTTCTTGGACATCGAACTTCTCACGCATTTCAAGGATGTCATGGAAGATGTAGTCATAATCAGTGACCGCTCCTGGTGTAAGTCGAAGTTTGCCCTGGTCAGCCCACTGTCTGAAGGGTTGTCGATATCGCCGTTCCCGCTCAATAACACCATCAGCAGGCAAATAGAACTTCGGTAATACGGTTACTGATCCACCTTCAGTTGCAAATACAGCCACCGCAGCAGTCATATCTTGGGTAGCCCCCAGGTCAATCCCAACCCAACAAGGCTGCTTTGCCAACTCGTCCTCATTGATTTGACCACCACCTAGGTCATCCCACTTCTCGATTGGTAGCCATCTTGTCTCTGTCTCAGTCCAGATGTTGAGGTGCAAACGCATGAAAGAGTTGGCGAACGCTGGTACATCAACCCCACGCTTGCATTCTTCCGCCAAGTATTCCTCTGAGATGGCTGTCCCGATGCTTGGATTTGCATGCCGCCAAGTTTCTGGCTCTGTCCAATCCATCCCAGACTTTGCCGCATAAATCACTGGCAGGAACTTGGGATCTTCAATCACACCATCCCGAACCTTCTCGGCATAGTCATGCTGCTCAAAAGCAATACTGTTTCTGTCGTGCCCGGCAGTTGTGATAGCCACACTCAAGGGTTGTTCTCTTGAACCCTGACTGGTATGCAGGGTGTCCCACAAGTCACGGTTTCTCTGGGTGTGGACTTCATCAAAGATCAGGCCAGAAAGGTTCATACCGTGCTTAGTCCCCGCATCAGCAGACAGGACTTTGAACGTGCCACCACTCATGGTGTTACGGATTGTGTTATGCAGCACCTTCGATGACTTAGCAAGCAGGGGATCAGCCCGAACCATTCCAGCAGCAACATCGAACACAATCCTGGCTTGCTCCCGGTCTGAGGCAGCACTGACAACTTCTGCACCCTTTTCGCCATCAGCAAAGAGCATGTAGAGCCCAAGCCCACTACTCAATGTGCTTTTGCCATTCTTCCTGGGGACTTCCAACCAAACACGTTTGAACCGTCGAAGGCCTTGGTCATCCACCCACCCAAAGATTGTGGCTATCAGATTCTTCTGCCAGTCCAAGAGTTCAAACTGCTTGCCCGCGAACTTGCCCTTTTGGTGTTGCAAGCACAACCCGAAGAACCGCATTGCCCTGTCTGCTTTCTCGGCATCGAAGGAGTAACCATCAGCATTCTGGGTAGGGTCGAATCCGGCAAGATCAGTGGGTGGTTTATCCAGCCAACAATTCCTTCTTCAGTTCATCCAGGGCATCCACCGCTTCTGGGGATTCGTCCAGCAAGCCAAGCCGACGCAGCCAGCGTTCCATTCTGTCAGACGCACTGTTTTTGATGTCCAGTGCTGGATGGGTTCGGGGTTGTCCCTGACTGCCAACGGTGATCAAACCTTGCTCGTCAAGAATCACGCTTGCCTCAAACCAATCTCTGAACTGCTGTGCCAGTTGATCAATCAACGCGGTTTCTGCCGGGTTGTAGTCCCGCATAGCCAGAATCGTGTCCTTGAACCTCAAACTCAGCATTTTTGCTTCTTCCGACCTCATCTCAAAAACCTCGATTTTTTTCTCTTATTTTTCGGCGTGC